GGTATTGAAACTACCTTTGGTAATACTCTATCTAATGTTGGTAGAGGACTTCTAAATTCTTTTACTGCAGTATGTTTATCGTTTCTCTCATGTACTTGTGATACTACGATGCCACAATCTTTCATATGTTTGTAAAATCCATCTCTATTCTCAACCAATAAACTGTAAATCCAAAATGCCGAATTGTGGTCTGGATTTCTTTCTAATAAAGTTACACCATCAACACCTTTTAAATTTTCATCATAGAATTTAGCATTTTCTCTATGCTTACCTATGATTGTTTCGGCATCTTTTAGATTCTCCATACCAACAGTCGCACATACATCGTTCATATGGAATTTGAAACCCCACTCAACAATATCTGCTTCACAACGAAAATCTTTTCTATTACCACCTCTATCAATACCATACCAACGGATTAACTTTGCTCTATTATATAACTCTTGATGTGGTAATACTAACAAACCACCATCGATTGCAGTAATGTGTTTAATTGCTTGTAAAGAATACATAACCATATTACCATGATTGCCCAATTTCTTTCCTTTATATTCGGAACCAAATGAATGTGCACCATCTTCAATGATTGCAGGTCTAAAACCATACAACTCAAATGATTTATCTTGTATTTTTTTCAGTCTATCCAAATCCAATGGATATCCTCCCCAATGTACTGCAATAATTGCCTTTGTGGATGGTGATATTTTTCTTTCTAAATCATCTAAATCCATATTAAGAGTTTTCTCATCAATGTCTACCCATTTGATTTTTAATCCGTTTGCAAGGATAGGCCAGTTAGACGCTGTACACGTTAATGCAGTTGCAAGTATCTCATCACCACTTTGAATGCCAGGCCAATTTCTTTCATGAACCGAATAACCATCTGCTGTAACGGAGTTAGATGATTTTTTTAATAAATGTAATGCAAGATGTAATCCTGATGTACCTGAATTTAAAGTTACTACTCTATCTGAATTAAAATATTCATTTAGTTTTACTTCAAATTCATCTACTTTAGGGCCTTGTCCTATGTAACCACTATCTAATATTTTGCCAACTTCTACTTTGGCATTTGGATTCATATGTACTTTAAACAATTGAATCGGTGTGTTTATTTTTTTCATATTTTTTATTTTAATAAATTTCTACTGGTAATTTTAATCTAATACAATTTTGAATTTTATTTAGCAATTTATGCCACTCTTCCGTATCCTTATCTATTATTGCTTGAAATTCAGGAGAAGCGGAAGTTGTACTCATTTTCGTTTTTATTGGAAATCTTCTCATTTGGAAAATTTTATTTGGCATAACCATCTGCATCCAATTATCAGCATACCATATCTTAAATTGTTCTGGTATAGGCATCCAAGTTGATTTATGAAATGCTATCAAAACTCCCCAACCGGTTCTATTGTTAGATGGGTCATACGATTCTATCGCAGGGTCAATCTCTACATTTTCTTCAAAATTATCACTATGAGCCCCTATGATTCCTGCATTTTCAAATCCAATTTGGTTTTGAATTTCATTTAAAATGTATAAATAAGAATCAACATCAAAATCAATATCATCACTTGATAATACTATTAAATCAGTAGTTGAATTTTTAACTAATTTATTGTAAGCAGGAATTACATATGTATTATGTGGTTCTTGTATATGAATTAGTTTTTTTATATGACTCAAATCTCTAGTTGGGTCATATGCATTATCTACAAGTAATATTTCTTTAACATATTCCGATTCATCATACTTCTTAAGCATGTCAAAAATATATTCTGATTTCCATAAAGTTGGAAGGGTTATTGAAAATTTATTTTTCATATTTTTATATTTTATTTTTTCCAAAATGAATAAATACCATTATCTAATTCATATGTTGGCCATACGAATCTATCTCTTTTAGGTTGGTGAGATGCCCAAACCCACATATCCCATAATCCATCATCTAAATTAGTTTTATGTTGAAATCCTAATATGTCGATTGATTTTTGATGTGTTGGGATTGAGTTTTTAACCTCATGTCTACCTTCTTTATATACGACCTCACCACCACCTATGATTGCTCTTAATAAAGAGTTTGCTTTGTTTATACTCCATTCTTTGATACCACCTAAATTGATTATTTGTTTAGATGCTTCGGGTCTAATTGCTGCATTCCATAGTGGTTCAACAATGTCATCTATGTAACTGAATGCTCTGGTTTGTTCACCATCACCAAATATGGTCATTGGTTCTCCGTTCAAATGTTGGTACATCCAAATACCTAATACATTTCTATATTTGTCCCATATGTTTTGTTTGATACCATATACATTGTGAGGTCTAATAATACAATAGTCCAAACCATGTTGTTCGTTTGCTATTTGAATATCCATTTCACAAGCATATTTTGCTACACCATACGGGTCAATTGGTTTTGGTATTTGTGCTTCATCAAACAACCCACCTTCACCATGTCCATATACTGCAAGTGTTGATGTAAACACCAATCGTTTAACACCATACTTTATACAATTATTCACAATTCTAGCAGTTGCTACTAAATTGTTTTCATAATTATATTGTCTAATGAATGGTGATAATCCCTCCGCTGCATATGCTGCAAAATGAAATACATAATCAAATCTATGAACATCAAATGCATTTTCAATTGGATGCTCTACTAAATTTTGTTGCCAAAATATTACTTTTGGATTTACATTCTCTTTGTATCCTCCTGATAAATCATCAATACCAACCACTTCCGCATCTGGTATATTTTCAATAATCCAATCAGCTAATCTACTACCCAATAATCCCGCTACGCCTGTTATTAAAATTTTCATATTTTTCTATTAAATTATCTACTACCTGTACCTGTGTATAATTATGCAATACTTTCATCATTCCGTTGTGTGCAATTCTTTCTCTCTCCTCTTCGTTTTCAGTATAGTAATTTATTTTTTCAATACAATCAAACATATCATTGTATAAAATAATTTCTTCACCTTCAACAAATACTTCATCCAATCCTCTAACATCCGGCAATCTATCTGTGATAACCAATTTACCACAAGCCATACCTTCAAATAACCTACGAGTAATTTCTCCCCATCTACTATTTTGAATAACTACCAAACCTTTGTTCAAAAATTCAGTATGTTCTTTTGGGCCTAATCCATTTTTATTTCCAATTGCTCCTTCCCCCCAATTTGTAATGTAATCTAAAAATTGTGAATTACCCACACCTCTTGTAGTAACTGCGGTATATTCTGGTTCTAAATTCATTGGGAATTGAACTTTGGTATCCGCAAAATGATTTACCCAATCGGCATTTATACCCCTATTCCTATATTCAATTGCAGATTGTTTATCTGGTGTAATCGTGTAATCAAATCTATTTGCTTTTGGATAATTTCTTTCAAAATTTTGTGGGTCATCTCCACTTTCCTGAATCCAAAATGAATTTGGTTTTAAACTTTTATCCAACCATTTAGAATCAAATCTACCCCAATCCATAAATAATACAATATCAGTTGGTGTATCTTGTTGAATCCATAATTGTAATTGGGAATCATCTCCATTTGGTATTGGTACTATTTCAGTTTCCCAACCTCTTTCTTTAAACTCATTTATTAAAGCCATTGGAGTTGACCAAATTTCTCCTTCTTTATAATCGTATATAAATGTTATTTTATTTTGCATATTCTTCTCTTTTAATTTCAGTAACATATAAATTTAAATTAGGGTTAAATGCTGAGTATGGTTTCCAATTAACTCCGTTTTGTACGAAATGAACTTCGGCATTAAATCGATTTCCTTTATCTACTCCACTCATATTCAATGTTTTTAAATAAGATGATTTTGCCCACCAAAAATTACCAGAATAATGTGATTTATTATTTAATGCTATGTAATGGACTCCATATGTATTAAATTCTGTTTTTTCAAATAGTTTAAATACATTTTTTACTTTTTCAATATTAAAATAATTCATAAAATGTCTCCAACTGGTAACATTTTGATTATCTAGCTTTGATGCTCCTTTTGTATGAATATACAAAATATAATCGGAATCACCAAATTTTTCTTTATCTTTTTCTATCAAATCCAATGTGACAAATTCATTACCTTTAGACCTGACATCTCTAATCTTTTCAAATTTATTAATAATATAATCTATTGAAATATTATCGTCTGCAATAGAAATCCCCACATTTAAAATATAAGGGAAATCAAAATGAGTTTTAATCAAATTCAATTGTTCATCTATTATAGACTCAACACCATCAATCGCATAAACATGGTAGTAAATGTGTACCATTATAAAGTATTGTAGTAATTATTTTGTCTTTCTTGTCTTTCTATTGTCTTTGGATGTTTAATACAATATATTTCATCTGCTGGAAAATTCGTATATGATTCAAATCCTACAATTCGTTCATGTACCTTACCACTCCATCCAATTTTGTCAGAGTTTTTGTAGATACGAGTTTGAACATCTGGGAAGTTTACCCATCCTTTTTCATTTACATTCCATCTCCATTTCTGAATATGTGATTCGGTTAATCCTTCAACTGTATTGATTCTAGGAACAACAATCATATCCTTATCGGTATTACTGTCTAATAGTGCTTCCATATTAACAATTAAGTCTGGTGTTAAATACTCATCCGCATCTAACTGAAATATCCACTCACCTTTACATTGGGAGTTTAATAAGTTTTTCCATTGTGCAAAATCATTATCAAATTCCGATTCGATAAGTGTAATGTGGTCTGCATTTGCTTGCAACTCTAAATACTCTATCAATTCGGTAGGTGCTTTCGGTGTATCTAATAGGACTACTATTTCTGAATTTTCTTCTTTGTAGTTTAATAACTGACTTACTAATCTAATTGTTTCTTCGACTTCATTACAAGCCGTTATTGCGTAACTTAATTTCATTTAAAATATTTTTCCGTCTGTTGAATTTGTATAACTCCATGCAGAACCACTTGGGTATCCATATGCAGTTGATGTTGTTCCAAATCCAAATGGTGGATTACCAATTGTAATAGAACCAACGCCAGGTGTTGTTGTTATTGTTGTTCCAGATGAACCACTGCCACAATTTATTTGAAATGGGTTATATGGATTGTATGGTTGGATAAATGGTAATGTTTGTATTGGTGCAGTATTAGGAACTCCAAACGGAAATCCTATTGGTTCATCACTAACCTCTTTTAACTTATCTTTTAGAGTATCCCATTGTTTTGGAGTGATGTTAAATTCATGTACTCCGTCTGTAAATCCTTTTAACCAAAGGACGAATTCTTTTGATGTCATAACCTATTTATTTTGTTTTTGTGATTTTGTGTCTATTCCTTCTACATTCATTCTCTTTGGTGTCAATTCATTAACATCCATATCCAATTCTAATATTTTTCCAAAACCACTCAATTTATAAGTTCTATATGCATTATCATTTATAATTGGAACTTTTTTAACAATTGATTGGTATAATTTCTTTGAAGAACCTGCTACTTCTAATAATTCGGTTTCCTCATTTACAAATTTACCAAAAAATCTTTTTATTAAATCAGGTCTAACATCTGTTACTTTTACGGCGTGTACTATGTCCTTTGCTCTTGACACAAATAATGTAAATATAATAGGTGCGGTTGCTTCTGTATATCTACCTTTTGTACCATCAACATATTCATATTCCTTTATTAAATAAAACTTAGCCCTTACCATTTGATTTGGCATTACAATGTTTTTATCATCTATGTACCTACGATATATTGGATTATATGCTGGCATCTATTTATTTAACATTTTCAATTTTGGTAATTGTAACTGTTGAAACTTTGGTTGTATTTTAGTATAAATACCATATTGATTCAAAATATTATCAAATAATTTAGTCATTTTTTCTAAACTAAAATTTTGTTTGTTTTGCTTACCCAATTGAAATGATGCGATTTTATATTTATCATAATTCTTATAAACATCTTTGATTGCAACTAATGCTTTTGAAATATTTACATTAAACCATTGTGATTCTTTTAATAGGAATTGGTCTGCTGCGGATTCGTGTACCGGCTTTAATTCACCTTCTAATAATACCGCACCTTGTTTTAAGAAATCAATATGCCCACTCCAATTAGATACAATTACAGGTTTACCTGTCAAACTAAATTCCAATAGAGGTCTACCGAATCCTTCACCTTTTGTAAAGTTTAACATTGCTTTTACCTTTTTATGTTCATACAACCCATTCATTTGAGTGGGGGTTAAATCACCATGTAAAAGATAAATTGGAACTGACTTATAATCTTTACCCAATACTTCTTTAATTTTTTTAATAGTAGTCTCTCTATCCATCACACTAAATCCTGCTGAACTGGTTTTAAGAACTAATGCTGGCTTAACCTTTTCGTTTTTGAATGCCATTGCGAATGTCTTAATCATCATTCCCACATTCTTTCTATCTTCACCCAAATCACCTCGTAACCAATGCCCTACAAATAGAAATGCAAAATCTTCTTTTATTGCATCTAATTCAGAAATATGTGCTACCTCATCGGTTCCAAAATCCATTTCATCAAATCCTTCAAAAATAATCTCAACTGGTTTTTGAATTCTATGTTGTGCTATTAATTGTTTTGTATTATTGTCTGCCTCATTATAAACCGTATCTACTAAACTCTTTTTTGAATGTTCAGATGGTACTAATATTAAATCCATACGATTACAACCATGTATCCAATCTAATGCACAATGTGTTGTTTCAATTGCAGCAGTGATACCAATATTATAAAATCCCAAAGGTTGAAATTCATTTGGAACTGTAACTTGGATATAAATGTCTGGTTTTTGTTCAATTTTTGGAATAATATTTTCTATTATCCATTTGTGAAATTCATTATCATAATTAAGTGAATCCATTGGAGTTTGTCCCCAACGTGTACTAATAACTTTGATTTCAAATTTGTCTAATTTATAAAGAGAATGTAATAAATCTCTTGCGTGGTCACCATATCCACTTCTTGTTGCTATTGGTGCCTGAAATACTAATGTTGGTTTCATATTATAACTCTATTAACTTAAATTTTTGTTTTGGTTTCCAATTTTCAAATGCTCCTTCCATACCATCAACTAATGTTTTACACATAGCTTCTCTACTTAATATACCATCACCCAACATCCACTCTCTACCTTTTAATGCTGCTGCATCTCTATCTTTTTTTGGAGTATTATACCAATCCATAATCAATGGAGTAATATCTTCAAAATCAACTCTATCATCAAAGATATATGGAGTAGGAACTGAACCTGTTGTTGAACGAACTGGCCAAATTGGTTTAACCCAATCACCATGTTTTGTATTCTCATATTGTTTCTTATTATTTAAAGAACCAATTTTTACATAATCTTCTGCAGATACATATTTACCATCTATTTCAAATCCACATTGGTCTTGCATTCCACCTGTTACATTTACTATGATTGGTGTTCCAGCCATTACTGATTCTGCAGTTGCTAACCCAAATCCTTCGTTAGATGCAACATTGATTGTAACATCTCCCATATTATAAAGATAATTCAATTGTTCTTCGGAATATCTGTTTGGTGCAAATACTACATTTGTTTCAGGTGAGCAACATTCTGCAATTGTTCTTGGTAAATC